ATGAAGTGCCAAGTACTGATAGACTGGCTGACATTCTCAGTGAAGGAGACTGACCCAAGCAAGGTAATACAGACTTATCTGGGCATGGACCCGGCCCTGTTCCAGGACACCAACTACAGCCTGATGGGCTACAGCAAAGTTATGCGGTTCTCCGATATTCTGGTATGCAGCGAGGGCCGCGAGGACGACTACTTCAAGGATATGGGTGTCTGTGTGTCTATGTCGGGCAACGGCTGCCGCACCTTTGAAACCATGTCCAGGCTGACCTTAGACCTGAAAGACAAGCAGGGCACCCAAAGCGTGGCCTTCCCGGCCTTGTTCCAGCTCTTGGCCTCCGACGCAGACGCCAATGTCTCCCGCATTGATATCGCCTGTGACGACCGGGCCGGACACTTAAATATGGACGATGTTCTAAACAAAGTCCAGGCCAACGAGTTAAACAGCCGCATGACCACCCGGTCTACCGTGATTTCCTTTAACGGCCAGGAGCGTAGCGGTGCCACCGCCTACATTGGCGCTCCGTCCTCCTCTTTCCGTGTCCGTATCTACGACAAGGCCCTGGAACAGGGGGAGCCCGGCCACTGGGTCCGTGTGGAACTGGTCATGCGCTCCAGGAACGCCAACGCCTTTGTGGGGCAGATGACCACCTCCGAGAACGTGGGCAAGCTGGCCGCTCAGGTCATCAACGACAAATTCAGCTTCATCGACCGGGACGACAGCAATATCACCCGCTGCACTGTCTGCCCTTGGTGGCAGGACTTCGTGGACGAGCTGGAATCCGTCCGCCTGGTGGCCCGTGAGGTGATCCAGCACACGGTGGAGCAGATCGGCAGCTGGGTGGAGGCACAGGTGGGCCCTTCTCTGGCCATCCTGTTCCAAACAATGGGATGGCCTTATATATTCGAACTGGCAAAGGATTCCGCTAGGCGATTATCGGACAAGCAGATATCCCTGGTCACAGATTACAACTCCCTACAGATTGCCAGAGGGGTGGTATAGGTGAAGCAATACCTGGAACTGAATGACCTATCCTATGACGTCCTGGGCGGCTTCATCGAAGAAGCGGCACATCAGGACCGGGCAACCGCGCCCTTTCTCCTGGGCAAAGCCGCCGCCTACATAGATGTGGCCTTCGTTCTGGAGCTTATCACCCAGGCTGAGGCCGAGGAGCTGCTGCTGTGCATACAGGTTTACCAAGGCATGTAACACACTTTGACGCCGCTGCCGCTGGCCTGGCTTGCGCCGACGTGTTACAGATAATCACAAAGGAAAGGAGGAGCACACCATGGGCGATACTTCTACCACTGTCACCACTGGCGGCATGAGTGCTGTCATGTCGGCTGTGGATACCATCACTCAGCTGATGGGCAAGGTCTGGGACCTGCTGACCAGCAACCCTCTGCTGACCCTGTTCGTGGCCGCCAGCCTGCTGCCTGTGGGCATTGCGCTGTTTACCAGCCTGCGCAACGCCGCCCGCGGCTAGACCCAAAAGGGGCACGGCCCCAAGCCGTGCCCCTATCCTTAAAGGATGTGATTTTATGATGGATTGGCTTTCCCAGGTCATTGACCTGTTTAACCATACCCTGGCCGCCGTCCTGGCTTTCCCGCCGCTCCGGCTTTTTCTGGGCGTGCTGCTGTTCCTGACCGTCACCGCCCTGCTGATGTACATATTTCATCAGGGCCGCAGAGGGAGGCTGTAAGATGATTTACGAAATTGTCCTGTTAACTGCATGGCTGTGCGGTTCCGCCCTGCTCACCGCTGGCGGTTTCTTCCTGGGCCGCTTTTTTGCTCGGAAGATTGAGGCATTCTTTGATAGACGTCGCCGCCTGTAACACAATCTTACCCCGCTGCGCTCTTGATCTGGCCCGGGCCCAGCTCACCGCTGTGTTACATTACCGTTTGGGCGGCCTACTGTTCCAAATCGGTGTTATCTTTCCGTCCGAGTTTTCCGCCTCTGAAATGGCGTCCAGCGTGGCCTCTATCTCGTCCAACTCTTTTTCTATTTCTTGCATTTTGCTGGGAGAAGAAGGTTTTGAATATGGTTTGTCATATTCATAGCCTTCCCAATGGATAGTTGGTTTTGTAAGAGAACGATAGATATTGCGAAAGATGACATATATAACCAGAAGTCCCAATATACCCTCTAACCAGTTGTATATGTCAACGAATAGCGGCTGAAAACTTGGATTTCCTAGTCTTTCGGTGGTAATTTTGAATAGTTCCGCTAATGCAAGGCCAACTATTGGATACCACCATTTTAATTCAAATTTGTCCATATCCGCTCCTCCTTATTGGGAATTTTATCATGTATTGTTAGGCGGTGTCAACATTGAAGCAATTTATACGCAGAATCTTAATCGCTTTTTTTGTGGTAAAAATTCTGACAGTTTCAGTTTTTCCTGTAGGGGCCACTAATAATGAGTATGTATCTAGTGGTTCATTTTGGAATTGGATTGCGGATCATGGAAAGTTTGTCCAGTCAGTTACTGGTTATTTTCCCGGCTCAGGTTCTTGTCCAAGTTCTGAGGATACATATCATCATGCTTCCTCTTATCAAAAAGAGGGAAATGTAGATGGAGACATTCGTTATTGGTGTGTTTGCGATTATTGTCATCAGAGTTTCACCGCCTATGAATCCGACCTCCAACAAAGCTACGAGGCGCAGGTGGAGGAATTGCCAGCGCCCAGCTACAATTCGGATGGTAGTTTATACATACAAGGTGTTCATGATGGTATACGGGTACAAAACGCAGGTTCCGGAATTGGAAAAGAAGGAATTTCTTGTACGCATACCTCTTATTTGGGTTATTCTGGTTATGATGGGGTGGGACATTTCAATTGTGAGAATAATTCCTTGTCTGTTGTCCCTAAATCTGGTTCTTCACACTTTTCATTTTACTATGTTGAGTTTTTATTCAAGATTTCATCCCCTTTAGATGGTTATTATATTCTCATGGATAATCCTTCTATCAACGGTTTTATGATTGTAAATGATACAAAGTATGATTTAATCCAATATTGGATTAAAAATTCTTCTATTTTTTACAATAAAGGCTCCAAGGTTTCAGCTTCTTCGTCTGCATATAGTTCTAAAGCTGGCCCTTTTGATAGAGGTGTTAATTCTTCACTTGTTAGTGCTGCTTGTAGCCCTCCTGTTTATAAAGTCATTCCATTAGATTCTTTGGTTAATGAAATTAATGCTACCTACAACATCACCTCCCGCCCCACCTCCATAACTGGCGACTACGGCATTATCGGTGACAACGGCCAGATCATCAAGGTGGAGGGCGACAAAATCGTCAACGAGACCAACAACACAATCTACAACCCCGCCACCGGTGAGACTCACACCATGAACGACTGGTCTTACAACTATGAGGACCGCAGCTACACCGTCACCACTGAGACCGGCGACACCATCACCATCACCTACGGCGACGAGAATGTCACCATCAAAGAGGGCGACACCATCTACAACGTCTACTATCTGGTAGACGGCTCCGGGGAACCCGGCCCGGATGTACCTGGCGGCTGTAATCATATCTGGACGGAGACAGGCAGGACGGAGCCCGCCTGTACCACCGCAGGCAAGGTGACCTCCACCTGTTCCAAGTGCAACCAGACCAAAACCGAAACTATCCCCGCCACCGGCCACAACTGGGTGGTAGACCGTACCGTCCAAACCACCTACGACGAGGAAGGAAACCTTCTCCAGCAGGGCTACACCATCTATTCCTGTTCCGTCTGCGGCGAGCAGTACAAGGACAGTGAAGGGACAGGCCCGCCCGGCACTCCAGGCGGCTCCGGAGGAGACGGAGAAAAAAGTATCTGGGAGAAAATCGGTGAGTTCTTCGGCACCATCGGCGGCGGCTTTCTTGAGATTATCGGCGCTGTCGCCGGGAAACTCCTGGACGCCCTCACCAAGCTGGCCGAAATGCTGCTGGGCAAAATCAAAACTGTAGTCGAAACTGTCTTGACCATCTTCGATGAAGTCCCCGCCCTCTTTGGCGGCTTCCTGGACTTCTTGGCCGCGATTTTCCCATTCCTCCCTCCGGAGATCACCAGTATCCTGACTTTCGGCGTCATCGCGATTACCTTCATCGGAATTTTAAAGGCGGTGAGACGATGAACGATATAGCTACCCTGTTCGCCAAAACGGTGGAGCTGTTTTCCCTGGAGTTCACCCTGTACGGCTTCACGTTCTCCCTGTGGGAGGTGTTCCTGTTCTCTGCTGTCGTCGGCATTGTGGCCCGCATTCTGGGCGAAATATTTTTCGGAGATTGAGAGGTGCAGCACCTTGGATGAAGAAACCATAACCACCACACCCGAGCCGTCCCCGGCTCCTGAGCCATTACCAGAACTGCCGCCGCCTGAGCCCGACCCGGAGTTGCCCAGTGATCCGGAACCCGCAGACCCTTTAACCGTTGTCTCTGTGGACGAGCTCATAGACCGGCTTGTACAGGGCAGTCAGGACGAGGAAACGTCCGAAGAAGCGCCCCCGGAGGAGACCGAACCCTTCCCCGGAGAAGGAGACCTTTTCACGGAGGTGGACACTGGCCCTATGGAGATCAAGGGCATGGACAAGCTGCTGACCTACGCTGAAACCATCCAGCAGACCCTTGACCACCCCGCCCTGACCACCTCCTTCCAAGACTACACCGTCACGGAGGGACTGCTGCTCCTTATTCTGCTGGCGGCTTTCGCCGCCGCCTGTATCCGTATCTTGAAAGGGGGATTTCAATGGCTGCGCTGGTAGCTGAGTTTTTCGGCATTGTGGGTCTGGACATGGTCCCGCCCGACAACCTGGCCGAGCTTATCCCATATCTGCTCACCGTCCTGGTGGGCGTCGTCCTGGTCTCCGGCGTGTTCCGGGTGATAGGCCGCCTGGCCGAGGCCGTCATGGACTTCCGCCGCTGGTAATGTAACACAACTTTCCAAGACGTCACCTGGCAGCTGAAAAAATATTGTGTTACAAAGGAGGTCCCTATGGTTTTAGTCGTCCTTATCGCTCTTATTGTGGTCCTGGCATTTTTCCCAACCATCCGCTGTGCCGTCCTGCACCCCTTCGCCCTGGCCTGGTACGGGGCCAAGGATATGTACTACTACTTTCGCCGCCTCCGCTTCAACCTCTGCGGCTCCGGGGAGCTGGTAGCCTATACCGGCCTCTTTGGCAAGGGCAAAACCCTGTCCGCCGTCCATAAAGTGGTGTCCGCCTATCGCCGCTACGACGGAAAAAAGGTCTGGTGCTCCCGCCGAAAGAAGATTGTTACCCAGCGTATCAAAGTGATCTCGAACGTCTCCCTGTCCATCCCTTACGAGGATTTTGTGTCTCTGGAGCAGATTGTCCTTGCCGCTGAGAATAATCGGGCCTATGACGACGAACACGACACCCTCACTGTCACGCTGGTTCTGGGCGACGAGTTCAGCGTCCAGATGAACAGCCGCAACTTCAAGACCAATATCGACCCGCTTTTTCTCAATACTATCCTTACTTGCCGCCACTACTACATATCCCTGTACTACACCGCCCAGCGCTTCGGACATGTGGACGCCCTCCTGCGACAGGTAACCAGCTACGTGGTAGACTGTGAGAAGTTATGGAGATTCCAAAGGCTCAAGCTCTTTGACGCCTGGGACCTGGAGAACGCCACCAGCACCAAGCTGGTCACACCCATGAGCCGCCGCTGCTGGTTTGTCCGGGACCGGGACTATAACGCCTACGACACCCTGGCCTGCGTGGGCAACCTGAAGAAATCCATGAAAGCCGGGGACATGATGTCAGAGGACGAAATCCTCAAATTACAGCAGAACACCCAGCAAATTAGCATGGACGCTGTGTCCAAGCCCTCTAAGCGCTGGTTTCGTCTCAGACGCCATGAGCACAAGAAATAATTTCAGGGGTCCCCGCCAGCGGCTTGCCGCGCGGGGGCCCCTCCCCCTGTAACACAGACAGATCTTCCGGATCTCGACCAGGTCGCTAAAATTGTGTTACGCCGCCTCAACCGGCATTTTCCACCCCAGCACTTTCCGGGGATAATGATTCAAAAAATCCACCGCCTCCTGTATGCTCCGCTGTGACACTCTGGTGAAGTCAGTCCCTTTTGGGAAGAATCTCCGCATGAGCCGGTTGTGGTTCTCGTTGGTCCCCTTCTCCCAGGCGGAGTAAGAATGGCAGTAATACACCTCAAACCGTTTCCCGCCGAAAATGGATTTTGTCAAAAGGTCATATTCCAGAAATTCCGGCCCATTGTCCGTGGTAATGCTCTTAAACATCTCCCGAAATCGCCGCTTGCCCATTTTCCGCTCCAGCCGGTCAAACACCGCCCGTACCGACGCCGCCCGCTTGTCCGGTATCTTGTAGGCCAGCTCCGTCCGGCCTTTCCGGTCTGTCATGGTCAGCGTCGCCGCTTTGCTCCCCTCACAGCCGACAATCAGGTCAATCTCCTTGTGGCCCAACTCCCCACGCTGGTTGATAATCTCCGGCCTGTCCTCAATAGACGGCAGCAATGGGTGGGGCGACCGCCGCACCTTCTGCTTTTTCTGCTTCACCCGCCCCTTCTCCCACAAATCTTTGTTGGACAGATTCAGAAAGACCCGCTTGTCTATGTAGCTGTACAGCGTCCCTACACATACCGACGTTTCAAAGCCCGCCCTCCGGGCCAGCTCCAGCGCCGCCGCAGGGGAGTACCGCTTGCGCCGGTCCACCTTTCCGCTCTCCTGGACGCCCAGCATTTTCCGCTCCAGGAAGTCAGCGTATTTCCGGTCACTCCCGATTTTCAAGGGACGGCCCTTGGCCGTTTGGTTGTACTCATGAATTTGTTGTCCCTTGTCCGCCGAGTATCGCTCCTCATCCGCCCATTCTACCCGGTGGAGGTATGCCCCGCGCTTCATTTCGTTGTAAATCGTCTGGCGGCAAAAGCCCAGCTTCCGGGCAATCCAGGACACGCCCCGCCCGGCCTGTAAATATGCCTCCAGCTTATACCGCTCATGCTCCGTCATGTAGTGCTGTTTTTTCGTCATAGCCCCGTACCTCCTCATACGTCAAAGCGTTTGACCTTAAACAGTCCCGCCCACGACCAGGGCCGTGAGCGGTGCTATTGTAACACAAATTTTTAACCTGGTCGCCAGCTGCTCGAGCTGATTTGTGTTACATTTTCTGATTCCAATTTAGCATTTCTTGATTGATTACTCTTTCAAGCTGCTCTAATGTTCTTCTTAGTCGTGTGACTTTCTCGGCCATTTCCCGGTATTGCTCCCGTTTTTTGTTGATCTCTTTATCCAGACGTCTGATCTCCTCTTTTTTACCGGGAAGTGTCCAAACACACTGAGTAACCAAATTCTCAAATCTCTCTGTAAAATTTTCTCCAATTTGCTGGTTAATCAGCTCCGCCAGCTCGTCCGAAAACCGGATACTCCTGATGTTGTTCTTCTGTGCCAT